CAAATCTTCCTAAGGCCGTGCGGCGCCTCCGTTATATGTGGAACGGTATGCTTCGCGCGCACGGCGAGACGCGCGGTGATCATCCGACACAAAAGCCCATCGGTGTCATGAAATGGGCGATCAGCCTGCTGCCGGAGCCGAACGAGACCATTCTCGACCCGTTCATGGGTAGCGGCACAACCGGCGTGGCCGCTGTCCAGATGGGCCGTCAGTTCATCGGCATTGAGCGCGAACAGAAGTATTTCGATATTGCCTGTCGCCGCATCGAGGAAGCCCAGCGCCAAGGCGACATGTTCGCCGGAGCAGCAGCATGACCATCGCCTCCGACATCGCCGTCTCGCGGGAGAGGGTGGCGCGGCAGAAGCTGCAACGCTACCAGGAGACCATTGCCGTCAATGAAGCGATCCGCCGCCTCCGCGATGCTGGATGCACCGACGATGATATCATGCAGCGCCTCAGTGTCAGTCGGACGCGCGTCGGAAAGGTGCCGAGCAAGTTTGCCGCTATCCGTGAGTCGGCGCGTCCGTTGTTGCCGCGTGAGACCGCAGAGAAGATCGCGCGAGCGCATGGCTTTGGCATGGATGAGATACGGTGCCTCAAGTGTGGGGATTCCCTCCGGCGTGCCAGGATCGAAATTATCGAAGCTCTCGACAAAGAAGGGCTTACGCACGCCGCCATCGGGCGGATCATCGGTAGGGATCGCACCAGCGTGATGCGCGCTGTCAGGGATGGGCTGTAGGGCTGGTGCGCCTAGCCCGCCCACAACCTGACGACCTCGCTTTGGACATGGGGACGGATTCGTTCTGGAACCTTTTGCAGCGCTGCGTTCCGTCCCGCCTTGGTCGGGATGTTTGAGATAATTTCCGCAGCGTTGAATATTTCAAGACGCGCCCAACTTTGAATGCTGGCCGGCGCATCCTCCAGCGGAATATAGCCGCTCAACACCTCGCGCAGCCACTCGCTAGGCCACATCGCGCAGCCAATCCTCGAATGCCATCCATGCCGCCACAGCGCCCAGGGCGACGCAGGCGAAGGCGCCCGCATCACGCGCGGCCCGAAGATAGGGCAATTGCCCCGGTTGCCACGACCCGGTTCTATGGTCGCACCGCTTCATTTCACAGACGAACGTACGGCGCGCCGGAATGATGATGTCGGCAGCGCCAACGGCCAGCCCTTCCGCCTTATGCTGCAACACGCTGGAGAACTGGCCCTTTTCCTTCATGCCTTCATTGCGCGGATGCAAGGCGATAAGCCCCCATGTGTCGGGATATTCGCGGCGCAGGCGGGAGAAGAAACTGGCTTGCTCGACATGCTCGGCGGGACACTTCCCCCGGAACCCGGGGTCACCATAGACAGGAAGGTCACTGGGAAGGATCATGATCGGGATCCCTGCCATACGCCAAAATTCGAAAAAATCCGGACGCGGTGTCCTTCACATAGCTGATCGTCTGCGGCGCGGTGGTGGCGTCATTGGTCGCAGCCATGAACTTGTCATAGTCCCGTTGCCCCCTGGGCGTTTTAGATTGCCACGTCGAAAACGAGCGCCAGGGCGTTTTCCAGTCCGCGCGCACCGTGGCGTTGCCGCTGCGTGAGACGCCATCCTTATATTCCACGGACACCACCATATCAGTCTGCGGCAAGGTAGGGTCGCGCTTCATCGCTTTGAAGTCGGCAATCAACTTCTCGCCAGGATCGACAATCTCGGCGCGGCAATCCTTCAAATAGCAATAGCGCGCGGCTATGTCGTTCATTTCCCCGCAGGCTGGGCATTCCTTGCCTGCCCACCTGTAGACGCAACGCTCTCCCGCTACGGAAACGCCAAAGCAACGGCGCCCATAATGGACCGGCAGCGGCGGGATGACCTCACCTCCAAATACGTCCATCGCATAGCCATGCTTGTTATAGGCAAAGCCCGTGCGGTCGGGATGGACGCTGAACTGGTTCCCATACCCGCAATCCGGGCATTCGACCTCGATACCATCGCCGCGCTCTTTCGCGCCCTTTGCGCGCACGTCCGGCGAGAAAAGATCACCATCCGGGCAATGGTCCTCCATGTTGGTGGTATAGTCGAGATACAGGCACTCGGCCTTGCCCTCGCTAAGGCGGAGGCCCCGTCCGATAATCTGCTGGAGCAAGCGAATGGATTCCGTCTTGCGCAGGACAGCGATCGTGTCGATGTGCGGCACGTCAACGCCAACGGTCAACTGGCCCACGTTGACGACATATTTTATCGCACGGGCGCGCAACCGGGCCAGCACTTCCTTGACGTTGCCCAAGGTGCTGGCGACCATAGCCGATAGGTCCGGGGGCAGGCTGGCGAGAACCTCCTCAGCGTGCTGGATCGTAGCGGCGTAGATCAGGACGCCCTGCCGGCCTTGCGATTGCGCCACGATGTCGCCCACGATCGCCGCCGTCTTGCGTCCATGGCCGTGGTATGCCTGATCGACCGCAGTGGCGCTAAAAGTGCCCCTGTTGTTAGGGACCAGCGCGTGCGTATCATAGCCGCCCGCATTTATCTGGCCAACGACTGGCGGTGTCAGGAAACCTGCGTCGATCAGCGCGCGGGCTTCTATGCGATAGACGCACTTGGCGAAATAGGGTTCGCGCGCCTTGTCCTCGCCATTGGTGCGGCCATCGGGCCACTGGCGGAAGATATAGCCGGACCCCATACGATATGGCGTAGCGGTCAGGCCCACGACGCGCAGGTTAGGTTGTGCCTCACGCATGGCGTCGATGATGGCGCGAAGGGTGGGCGTCAGCAGATCGCATTCGTCCACTACCACCATCGCGAAATTGGCGAGGAACGCTGAAATTCGGTTTTTGACCGTCCCCGGCGTACCGAAGATCACGGGGTGCCGCAGGCTCTTGGCGCCTGCACTGGCCGAAAACATGCTGGCGGGGTTTCCGGTAGCGAGATATTTCGCCCGGTTCTGCACCACCAGTTCGGCGCTGGGCGCTATGCACAAGATGCGCTTGCCCGTCATGTCGTGGATGGCGGCTGCAACGGCAGCGACGATCAGCGACTTGCCCGCGCCGGTCGCCGCCTCGATCATGATGGGGTCGGTGGATCGCCGCAGCGCCGTTATTATGGTGTCAACTGCGTCCCGCTGGTATCCGCGCAACTGCATCACGTCAGCTTCCAGTGCGACGAGGGTTTGCCCCTGTACGGCTCAAGATTGGCGTCGGGAGCCAGTGCCTTGATCGCCTTCGCATAACTGACAGCGCCGGCCTTTTCGACCAACGTCAGTTTCCGCCCGCACAGCAGGGCGTCCCGCGCGCCCGCTTCCGCCACCAGCGCGGCGAGGACTTCCGCCTTCCGCTCGGTCGCTTGCGCGATGGCGTCTGCCAGATCGTCATATTCGCCCAGCAGCGCCAGCACATCGGGAGTGCCCACCGCCACGCGCGCAGGCCCGATATGATCCTCGGCTGACTCATCCAGATATTCGGCATAGAACTGCCGGAGGATGGGGATATTGTCAGCGGCCCAATCCGGGTCAACCGCCACCCTCTCCAACTTGGTGCCATGCGGCGTCCACTGGAAAAAATGCGCCCATGTGCGGCCTGTGCAGTACAGCTGGAACTGCACCTGGCTGTAGTAATGCTCTTGTGCAGCGAGCGTCTTGAACGCGGGCGCGGGGTCGTTGCGAATGCCGAATGGGCATTTTATCTCTAACAGCCCCCCATTTCCGATCAGGCCGTCCGGCGATGCCCCGGCCCAGTCCTCGAATGGCACGAACCCGACAGCCTCGACGGCGTGGGTGGTCTCCATCTCATATTCCCAGCGCGCACCGTCCTCGTTGTGCGTGCCCCATTCCGTCGCGACATTGCCTGTAAACTCACGGGGCGCGCCTTCACGGGCACGAACCAGCGTCCGCATGGCTTCTGCGCGGGTCATATAAGGCGCTTGGCCCAGGATCGCTCCCACCATGCTGGCGGTAATCCGGCCCGCCCTTGCGGCGTGCCATTCGGGGGTGCGTTGTTCCATGTCTCATTCACTCCTACTCTCATCCTCGCCCCGCGCTGGTGCGCGCGGGGTCCGGTCAGGGTAGGGTCAGAAAGGCACTTCCGAGTCGTCCAGTTGTGCGGGTGGAGCCGTGCGTGCCGGTGCTGGCTTGGCTGCCACTTCCGTCCCCACTTTGAGCGCCGAAGCCTTGCCGGCGACAGATCGGACCCAGTTGCCTGACTTGGCCGAACCGTCATCGCCCGTCATTTCCCATACGCCCAGGCCGATCACCATCTGCTTATTGACCAAGGCCAGAGCCAAGTCATCGTCTGCTGGACGCTTGCCGAGACGCGCCAGCTTGCCGCCCGCGTTCGCGTCGATAGCCATGAGCATGCGCTTGGCCTTGTCGCGCTTCTTAACCGGGTCTTTCGCCTTTGGGTCGTCGTCCTCGATCCAGAGTTTCTGGAACACCTTCTGATTGGCGAATTGTTCGGGCTTGAGTACGACCCAGC